ATATTTGAATACAATTCAATGGAAAATGGTTATAATATGGTGAATGGTGGAACTGGGGGTTACAATAAATTTGCAGTGAATGCAAATCGTAAAAAAAGAAAAGGTAAAACATATGAAGAAATATATGGTTCATTAGATACAATTAGTAGACTTAAAAAAATACACAAAGAAAGTTATGAAAAAGCCAAATTAGATAAATGGAATTTCAAAAATTTGAGTAAAGATGAAAGATTATTTATGGCCAAATTAGGAAACAAAATACGAACTATGAACGGATATAAACATTCGGCTGAAACAAAACAAAAAATCGGTGAAGCTCAAAAAGGCATTACTAATGAAGACCGATATGGAAAAGTAGAAGCGGAAAAACTAAACAAACGAATATCAGAGGCCACAAAAGAAGCTATGAAAAGTGTTGATAGAGAATTGTTGGGTAAAAAATCCGTTGAAGCACGAAAATTGTTTTGGGATAATAAACATAAAGAAGATAGAAATATGATATTAGAACTTAAATCAAAAGATTATTCAGTTAAAAAAATATGTGCTAAATTGAATATATCATACCCAACATATTACGCCAGAATAAAGGAGTTAAAAAAAATGGGTTTATTTTATTAATTCCATATTTATATAAAAAGTTATGGGAAATAGTAAATTAAAAAATACAAAAGCGGTTACTGAAATGTTGGCGGGTGTTCATAAAACGCAAACAAAAACAACCGTTGGTTTTGAAAACTCACCTACTTATGTTCGTCGTTCAGTTGGTGAACAATGGGAAGATGAGAATGGGGATATGTGGGAGCAAAAAGCCGGATATAAAGTAAAGCTCGGCAAGCTTCATCAATTAAGGGAGGACTTGAGAAAGTTTCCTAATTGTATGAAGGAAGTTTGCGACTGCAAAAACCCAAAAAGATTGGATGAAAAAATGCGTGCTTTTCACGGTATGTGTTTTGATTGTGTATTAAGTATGGAATCAAAACTAAGAATAAGTGGAGAGTATGATAGATATGAAAAAAGAAAAATGCTTGAGAATGCGAAAGCATGGTTAAAGCAGGCTCAATTTGAAAAAGAGGCCCTTAAAGTTGCGTTAAAAATGAAGTTCATCAACGAAAATGGTTCGGTTGAAGAATGGAATGGAGTTAATATAGAAGATGTTCTATCAAAAGTAGATACAGACTTTGAAAAGTTACGAGTTGATTATATTGGAAAATTGGAGAAAGAACTTGAAGAAACCACAACTTGAACACCTAATTAAATCAGCAGTAAGAAAAGTTATTGCAGAAGATTTAAGAAAATGGTTTGGCAAGGGTAAAACCGGCTCAACTACTGGTGGTGGTTGGGATAGGTATTCTACCACAGGTGAAAAACTTGGTAAGTGTGGTGATGCGGAAGAGGGAGAACCATATTCTGCTTGCTTATCCAAAGAAAAAGCCCAAAAGTTGGGTAAGGATGGGATAGCAAGTTTTGTAAGAAGAAAACGGGCAGCTCAAAAAAAGGGTGGGGATGCCAAAAAAGGAAATGAAAAAGAAAAAGGGCAAAAACCTGTATATGTAAAAACCGGAGCATAAAAAAATGAAACAATCCCAATTAAGAAAATTGATTAGAGAATCAATAAAATCAGTTTTAACTGAAGCAAGTGTTAAAGATTTTAGAAACATGCCAACCGATCCACCAAACGAATCTATGATAAGATTGATTCTTATGAGAAAGGTAGATGGAAAAACTGCTGTTTATCGTTTAGAAAAAGATAATTGGTTTAGAAGATACCAAAATCCTGGTAAGGGGTATGGTTTAATGATTAGAAAATTTAGGATAGGAAATCAACCGATATCGGTAAAACCAAATCCGGAAATTGGGCCACACCATTCGGTATTTAACGCTTTGGTAACTTATTTACCATCTGAATTTGTTAATACTGATGATGATATTCCTGCGAACTATGAAACCGCAAAAGGATTTGTATTTTTAGGTACGCGGGCTTTTTCTGGATTTGAAATGCAGCAGGTATTATCACCAAAAGATATTGAAACATTTGTTAAAATGAACATATCTAATTATACACCATAATTTGAGGTTAATTATGAAAAAACAATTGGTAGAAAAGAATGTTCCAACCGACCCTTCAAAATGGTCTTACTATAAATCACAGGCAAAAAAAAAGTTTGACGTATATCCAAGTGCCTACGCCAATGCCTGGGCAGCAAAACAATACAAAGCAGCTGGTGGGGGTTGGAAAACCGAAGAAGGGGTAGTAAATGAAGCAAAGAATGAACCGCCGGTAATAACTCAACTAAGAGATGTTATGAGGTCAGGTTATAAATCAGTTAAAGACCCTAAGACCGGAAAGCAGATGAAGGTAGATTCATACTCAGCATCCGCTATCATATCCGTTTATGACCAATTGAAGAAACAGGAGAATAGGGACCAATTTGTAAACGCAGGACTTATGAAAATGCAGACCATTGCGTTTAAGTTGTTGAATAGGCGGGAGGGGGTAATAAAAGAAAATACTACCGAAGATATAATAAAAGATTTGGATAAAGTAAAAAATGATTTAATTAAAAAAGTAGATGTATTAATTGCAAAAAAGAAAAAACTTTACTCCAATGTAGATATTGAATCACCGATGAGTGCAGATGAAAAACAATTAGATAAGGATATACAATCCATATTTTCACAAATTCAACAATTAGTTCTACAAAAAAGAAAAATGAAAAAAGAATCAGTAAACGAGGGAAATGCTTTTACTGGGGCACTTTTTAAAGCAAGAAAAGAAGGATTGAAAGAGTTTGAATTTGGTGGTAAGAAATACCCTGTTATAAATGAAGTAGATGATGATGAACCATCGGTTTCTTCAGTTAAAAAAGTGGGAAAGGGTACTGAAAAACAAAAAAAGGAAATGTTATCAATCCAAAAAAAATTAAAAGATAATGCCAAAAAAACGGTGGAGTTTACAAAAATTCCACAGGATGATAGAACCCCTGCGCAAAAAGCCCATTTGAAAAATATGGCTGATTTAACAACAAAGTTAAAGAAGTTAAAAAGTTTGACAGAGGATATAGATGTGGGGCATCAAGACGATGAACCAAATATGTTAAAAGCAGACCTTTTTCGTATCGCAAAATATGCAAAAGAATTATATGAATTATTAGGGCAATTTGATAATGCGGAAGAAGAGATTGATTTTCCACATTGGTGGCAATCTGATATTGTTAATGCAAAAACTCTAATGGTAAATGCGAAACATTACCTAAATGGTGAATTAAATGTAAATGGTAATCCGTTGGGTGAAGTAAAAAAAAACTTGAGTGAGGGGCTTCAATATCACATAAAAAACAAAAAACCAATATCAGAAAATATTTACAGGTATGGTTCTCCCAAATTCTTTAAGTTGGTAAATGAATGTAGAACTCTTTGGAAAAAGGGTGAATTTATACCAATGAATGAAAGCGATGAATGGTTTTTAGATTCCGATTTAGGTAAGGTTGGTATTTATGAGGGAAAAAAAGTTCTTTTAGATTTTCCAATTTTAACCGAAGCAGAATATCAGGGGGAAGAAGTAGAATTAAATTCACCCAAAAGAAATTCAGGTGAAGGTAAAAAATATGTAGTTTATGTAAGAGACCCAGAAAGTGATAATATTAGAAAAGTAACTTTCGGTGATGTAAAGGGTGGATTGACTGCAAAGATAAACAACCCAGAAGCAAGAAAAGCATTTTCAGACAGGCATAATTGTCCTGATAAGAAAGATAAAACTACACCAGGTTATTGGAGTTGTAATTTACCCCGTCATTGGTCTAAAATAGGTGGTGGTGAGGATATAAACGCATATTGGTAAAATGAGTAAACCATACGTAGAAACCAAATCTAAAAGTATTATCTACCGGTCTTTTGATACGGATGTAGATAATGCAGAATTGGTGTGGCATAGAGATAAAAAAACAAGATTGGTTGAAGTAGTTGGTGGAAAAGGTTGGTATTTTCAATATGATAATAAATTACCAATAGAACTTAAAGTTGGGGATGTATTTACCATACAAAAAGAAACATATCATAGGATACTAAAAGGAAAAACACCGTTAAAAGTAATGATAAAAGAATTGGATTAATTACTTTTTAATCTATATTTATAGTAAATAAGTTTCGATGAATGCGTATCATGTATTTTTGGTCAACGATGATAGACCGCCTGGAAGTTTTGAGTTATTGGTTCAAATGTATTCGTGTATAGTACACAAAATTTACAATTCAAACACACCACTTTATTTAATTACTGATAAAAAATCAAAAGAATTTTATGATAATTGGAATATAACCGCATTATACGATAAAGTTATTACCCATTATTTTGATGATTATCCATATGAAATGATTTCTAATAATTTTTGGGCATCCCCTAAAATATGGGCTATGTCTAAATTAAAAGCGCCTTTTGTTATTTATGATACTGATTTAGTATTATATAAAAATTTAAAAAAAGAAATGGATGATTGTGATTTATTGTATTTACATAGAGAATCACCATTCACATATGGAAATCCATTAGATATTGAACATTCATCTAATTGGAAATGGGATGAAAAACTTAAACAACTATTTATAGATTCTTTTCCAATGAATTGTGCGGTAGTTGGTATGAAAAATGAGAAATTTAAAAAAGAATATGTTTCTAATTATTTTAAATTTGTATTGGGTGCGAGTGGTGAAATAAAAAATATGACAGATGAGAAAAAAAAGATGTATGCCGAATCTTCCGCTCAAATTACATTGGAACAATGGTTTTTAGCCGCATTATCAAAGGGGGTTAAGAACGTAAAAACAAAGGCATTAGTTCCAGTTATATACACCAATAAATCGTTTTATTCTTTTAATTTAGATGGTGAACCCGAAGAAGCACAGGAGTTATTAAATAAATCAATCTATCATCTTTGGGGTGCAAAAAAGTTTGAAAATAAACCAAAATCAAAAATGTATATTCAATCCAAAAAAGATATAATAGCAGCTCTGCCAATAATAACAAACAGTTCATATAATGATTTGTTAATAGGTAAAGCAAATGAACTTATATCAAAATTAGTTTAATAAAATTAAAATCAGTATTTATAATAATAGGAGGAAAAGTTATGAACATTTTTAAAAAGTTATTGAGTTCGTTTGATCGATTTTTTATGGGTAAAAAAACAATAAATTTACCTGAAACATTAGAAATTGTAAAGATAGAACCATTAAAAACACAAATCAAACCATTTACATCTGCAAAAGCATCTGTGGGTCAATTATCACCAGAAGTGAAAACAGAAGAAGTAAAACCAAAACCAAAAAGAAGAAATAATTATAAATCAAGACAAAAAAAGCAGAAAAAAAATAATGAAACTGTCTAAAATTATTATATCTGTAATAATATTGTTAATTGCCCTATTTTTACTTAGGGATAAATTACCTATGGGTTTTGTTAAGAATATTTTCAATAACGAACCTATAATTGATACAGTAACAACGATAGAGTATAAATACGATACTATTAATACTGAATCGGAGGTTTATGTCCCAGAATGGAAAGATAAAGTTGAAGTTGATATAGATAGTATTTTTATTAATCAAAATGAACCAATAGATACTATGTCTCTTTTGAGAGATTACTACGCAAAATATTATTACGAAGATACGATTGATGTGGATACATTTGGTTATATTGTGATGAAAGATACTATTTCAAAAAATCAAATTGAAGCACGGCAGTATATTTCAAATATTTTAATACCCACAAAAATTGTAACAAATACGATTTTAGTAAATAAAAGAGAAGTTTATTTGGGAACAGGTATTACCGCAAATAAAAATTTTATGGTTTTAAATGGTGAATTATTATTAAAAACAAAAAAGAAAAAAGCATATGCACTTGGAATTGGTTTTGATAATAATTTTACACCAAACTTTACGGGAAAAGTTTATTGGAAAATAAGTAAATAATAAAAACCAATGCCGAAAACTTTAAAAGAATTAATATCAGAAGAGTATGTAAAGTGTGCGAAAGACCCAATATATTTTTTTAAAAAATATTGTTACATACAGCACCCGCATAGGGGAAAAATATTATTTAACCTATATGATTTCCAAGAAGATTTAATTGATTCTTTTAAAACCCACCGATTTAATGTTATTCTAAAATCCCGCCAATTAGGTATATCAACTATTTCAGCTGGATACGCAACTTGGTTGATGTTATTTCATAGAGATAAAAATGTTCTTGTAATTGCAACAACGCAAGATGTAGCAAAAAACTTGGTTACAAAGGTTAGATTTATGTATGATAATCTACCAAGTTGGTTAAAGGTGGGTGCTGCTGAAGATAATAAATTATCACTTCGATTAAAAAATGGTTCTCAAATCAAAGCAGTTTCTGCGACTGAAACCGCAGGACGCTCTGAAGCACTTTCTTTATTGATTATAGATGAGGCAGCATTTATTAAAGGTATTGAAGAGATTTGGTTATCTGCACAATCTACACTTTCAACTGGTGGTGGTGCAATAGTTCTTTCAACACCAAATGGGGTTGGTAATTTTTTCCATAAAGTTTGGCAGCAAGGAGAAGCTGGTGATAAATGGCATCCAACGAGATTACACTGGACGGTTCACCCCGAAAGAAATCAAAGATGGAGAGATGAACAAACAAGATTATTGGGGGAAAAGGGTGCTGCTCAAGAATGTGATACTGATTTTATTTCATCAGGTTACACAGTCGTTGATGGTTCTGTATTGGAGTGGTATAAAGAAACTCATATAATAGAACCTATTGAGAAGCGTGGATTTGATGCAAATTATTGGATATGGGATTATCCTAACTATTCAAAAGATTATATAGTTGTGGCGGATGTTGCAAGGGGAGATGGAGCAGATTATTCTGCTTTTCATGTGATTGATGTTGAACGGTTAGAGCAGGTGGCGGAATACAAAGGTAAAATAGAAACAAAACAATATGGTGCTTTCTTATCATCGGTAGCAGCAGAATGGAACAACGCCCTTTTGGTGATTGAAAATGCAAATATTGGATGGGCTGTTATTCAGGAAGTAATTGACCGTAATTATGGAAATCTTTACTATTCGTATAGGGAGTTGGGATATGTAGATGAAGATATTCATTTAAGGCGGGGATGGGATTTAAAGCAAAAAGAAGATATGGTGCCAGGATTTTCAATGACACAAAAAACGAGGCCTTTAATAGTATCTAAATTAGATACTTATATGAGAGAAAAATCACCAATAATTCACTCTAAACGATTGTTGGATGAGTTATTTGTTTTTATATGGAATGGGCCAAAAGCAGAGGCACAAAGGGGATATAATGATGATTTGGTTATATCATTTTCTACCGGTCTTTGGGTTAGAGATACTGCATTGAAGTTAAGACAGCAAGGTATGAACTTAACAAGAAATGC